TCTTCACCAAAAAGATGTGGATATCATCACTGGATGGAACATTTTTGGATTTGATATGGAATACATTTACAAACGAGCGCAGATTAACAGATGTCACTACGACTTTTTCAACTTGGGAAAACTCAAGGATACTGAGTCTGAACTCACAATTAAGAAGCTTTCTTCAAGCGCCCTTGGAGATAATCTTCTGAAACTTCTACCAATGTCTGGTCGTTTCATTTTTGATTTGTTCCATGAAATCAAGAAGGGTTACAAACTTGATAGTTATAAATTGGATAATGTATCCAAGTTGTACCTTGGTGATCAAAAGATTGATATGCCACCCAAAGAAATGTTCGCAAGATTTGTTGAAGAAGATCCAGTTAAATTACGGGAAGTTGCCGAGTATTGTATTAAGGATACACTCCTTCCCCACAGACTTATGAAGAAGCTTTGTACATTGCTAAACCTGGTAGAGATGGCAAAGGCAACATGGGTACCGGTTCCATTCCTTGTTGAGCGTGGTCAGCAAATCAAGGTATTCTCGCAGCTGACAAAGAAGGCTAGAGAATTGGGTTTCATGGTTCCAACTATTCGCTATGGCGCGATTCCCGAAGAACCATATGAAGGTGCAACAGTACTTGAAGCACAAAAGGGTGCGTACTATACACCAATTACAGCCCTTGATTTTGAGTCACTGTATCCCAGTATCATGATGGCGCACAACTTATGCTACTCTTCATATGTTATGGATGAAAAGAAGTATGGTGCAGTTCCAGGAATTACCTACGAAACATTCAAGATCGCCGATCGAACATATAAATTTGCACAAGATGTTCCAAGTCTCTTACCCGCTATTCTTCTTGAACTGAAGCAGTTCCGTAAGCAAGCCAAAAAGGATATGGCTGCGGCAACCGGATTCATGAAGGAGGTCTATAACGGTAAGCAGCTCGCCTATAAGATCAGTATGAACTCCGTCTATGGTTTCACTGGAGCTGGTAAAGGCATTCTTCCGTGTGTTCCAATTGCTTCTACTACATCTTCCAAGGGTCGGGCGATGATTGAAGAGACAAAGAACTATGTTGAGAAGCACTTTCCAGGTTCAAAGGTGAGGTATGGGGATACTGACTCAGTTATGGTTGAATTTGATGTTGGAGATCGCAAGGGTGAAGAGGCTATCGCCTATAGTTGGGAAGTTGGTGAGAGAGCCGCGGAAGAGTGTAGCGCTCTCTTCAAGAAGCCGAACAACTTGGAACTTGAAAAGGTTTATTGGCCTTATTTCCTCTACAGTAAGAAACGTTACGCAGCTAAACTTTGGACAAAGGGTAAAGATGGGAACATGCACATGGATTACATTGATGTGAAGGGTCTTCAACTTGTGCGAAGAGACAATACACCACATGTCCGTGAAGTTTGTAAGGAACTCCTTGATGTAGTTCTAACATCAAGTGACCCTGGACCCCCGAAAGAACTTGCCAAGGAACGAGCTATTGAGCTTTTGTCTGGTGATGTTCCCAACGAAAAACTGATCTTGAGTCAATCTCTGGCGGACACGTACAAAGTAAATGGAAAGTCTGTTTCAATCACAAAATATGATCAGGAAACTGGTAAATATTTAAGTGAAGATATTAACCAATCGCATGTTCAAGTTTTTCACAAGATGCGCGAAAGAAAGCCTGGGTCTGAGCCACAATCTGGTGACAGAGTTCCCTATCTTCTCACAAAGACTGAGAATGCCAAAGCCAAAGCGTACGAAAAAGCCGAAGATCCAAAATATGTAGAGGAGCATGGCGTACCTGTTGATTATCACTATTATTTCCTCAACAAATTCTTGAATCCAGTGTGTGACCTGTTAGATCCATTGTATGAGAATGTGAAGGAAGAAATCTTTGGTGAAATTATCAATCAACACAAACCACCAAAACCAAAGAGAGAACCAGCTTTGAGTACCATGAAGAAAGATGATCTCATTGCCGAATGTAAGCGTCTTGGTTTAGAAGAAACCGGAACCCTTGCCATTCTGAGGTCTCGCCTTAAGGAGGCTAGAATGAAAAAGGAAGAATCAGTTGAAGACTTATTTAAAAACTACGAGCAAAGTACTAGTAAGAATGAGTCTCTATGAGAAGATTACAAAACTGGTAGATGAAGAATTGGAGCATCGTGTTAATTCTATTCTGAATGACTATGCCGAAATCCTTTCCAAGAAGCATGGCATTTCACTTGATGTTCTTTTGAAAGATCTACCAGAAACATATACTAGTACCACATGTAAAGGTACAAAAGCCAATGGTCAGAGGTGTACATTTAAGGGACTCTATGGAGGATATTGTTCTAGACATGCGGCACAAGGGGCTTTCATAAATCGTAACAAATCTCTTTCAAGTTCAAGTTTACACACACATGGACCCGAAAAGGTGTATGACCCGAATTGTCCGGGGTGTCAATCATCTAACGGACTTAGAGATTTGGGGGTCTAATATGATAATGAGCAAAAACGATATTCTACTAAATTCTATCAACAATTTTTACGACAATGAGAAGAATAGATCTACACTACTAACTATATTGGACAAAACAAGTGGTATCTCTCTCCGAAATTTGGAGTGGTTTATCACAAACTATGCGAAGAAGAATCACACATCATACACGACAGGTGATGGAAAGTTATTCACCGTCCATTGTGCGTACAAGTCAAGTCTCAATGGTTACAGTAAACAATTGTTTGATCCATTTTGTAGATCACAAAAGTTTTCATATGTTGTACCTGGTACATCTCATGAAATTCAAACGACATTGGCTCAATTGAATTTCATCAAATGGTGTATCAAAAATAACATCATTGACTACATTTCGGACAATAGAGATTCTTTGTTTAGTAAGCAACTGACATGAAACCTCTGTCAAACACAAAAGTTTGGTATCCAGTGTAGTACATGTTCAAAGAGAAAGTTTCTGTAGATATATCTATACCAGAATCTGTGTCTAATGTAACTTCTATGTTAGTCTTATCAGATTGTATTTGGCTAAAGTCCAAGTTCCCCGATGGTTCCACATTTATCGGATTCATCGAGAAACTATATGTGTAAATATTCCTAATTGGCCTTGATAACCTCGTGTGATAAGGTACAAGGTACTTGTAGTATTCGTGTCCAGTCTTTGACACATTAGGAAGCTTGTTTCCATTTATGTAAAAACTGGCATCTTTCATTACAGGATAAAGTGTTGTGTTTTCACCTTGGAAATCCAAAGTTGCGGAAAAGTTAAACCTGTTTTCATAGAGGTATTCACCACCAGATCCAGTGCCTTCGGCGTCATCCGCATTTTCAAATGCTGTATTTCTTATGAACCAATGAATACACTTCACGGGAATATTTGGCACTAGATTATTCCTGATCACATCTTTGTTAAGATCACTCACAATACTTGGATGTTTTCGCACCAAGTCTGTAATCATTGTCTGTGGTTCGCTTGCCAAAAACTTTCTTTCTTCTGGACTAACCGTAATCTCTTCAGTTACAATATTGAATGATGAAAGTGTAACAGTGTCGGTTGTGTTCGTAAAGAATGTTTGCTTGTGAAACTCTAATTCAAACTCAATTTTTTGTCTGTAAATTGAACAGACTGGAAAATATGGTCTGTTTGGTTTGTTCGTACCATACTCATCACTCGCAAATTTACGCGAAAAGAAGAAGTGAAGCGGTATAACCAAGTCTGAATCGTATTGTGCTACATTAGTACTCGTTGGTGCGTCATCAAAACCAAGGTTTCTATTTACAAGAAATCTATTTGCTACCTTTTCGGAAATTTCTAAATAAAGATCATCATAAATAATCCCCCAATCATCGTGTATTTTCTCGACCTCTATGTCATCAACAAACATTGTAATACTTTTAAGAATGTGACGACCCAGCTGATCTGCGTAATTTCCGTCTGATATACCAGGCATTGTTATACTCAAGTACATGTTACTCAAAAGATCTCCCATGTTTGTTGGATTGAATTGAACTTTTATGGTTTCTCCGAATGGCCATGACGCCACCGCATTAC